CGACACTGTGACAGTTCTCGGACTGGTCGGTGTCATCTCCACTGGCATCATCGTGGTGCTATGCTTCACTCGTTACTTCAATTCTCCTCTGAGGAAATAACAATGACCAAACAACTTCTAATTTCTCAACTTCGTCTTGGTAACAATGGGAACGACATCCTTTCGATTCTTGATGCACTGTGTGATGGGATGGACAGTAGTGAATCTAGTCAAGATAATGGCGCAACACTAGACGAGATCCAGTTCTGAAACTCGACGAGGTGTGCCACTTCTCATAGTGGCACATTGATCTCGACGAGTCACACACATCTCGACTAGATTATGCACATCTCGACGAGCACATCATGCAAAACGCATTCATCACTCCATTATCAAGAAAAGCAAAGAATCGTTTCGCCAATCTCATGAATTCTGATGCACATGCTATCATTGAACAACAGAATGGCAATCGTGTGTTTGTTGCATCCATGAATCGCAAATACTTCTTCTGGGCAACACTTGACAAAGACCCAGACTGGATGATACAATTATAAGATAAAGACGGAAGGGGTTTGCCGTCGCTCAATGTTAAAGTCACCCAGCGCGAAAGAGAACATATAATCATAGCGTAGGTGAGTGGGTTGCTGTGGGTCAGGGTGGTGCCTGATCCACTTTTCTTCATGAATTGTTATAATTATTTTATGGCAGGGGGAGTGGCGATGGATTGTTCAGTAGAGATACCCTTCTCCCGTCTTTGCTGGTTGTCCCCTTAGAATACCAGAGCACCGACCAAAAAACGCCCATAAAAACCAGTTTCACAAGTGGCACAAGGTCGCTGGATCGGATCGGTTCTGGGGTGCCATACTTTCACCAACGGCGCACCACTGACGCCGCCCACCACCACCAAGATCATGCAAACCCTCGAAACTGTCACGATCACTAACAACGGCGCCAGCATTCAGATGACCGGCGACTATACCCAGATCGCCAACTTCCTGCTTGGTTTGAGTAAAGCAACGGTGCAACCTGCTCCAGTTGTTATCAATGAACCTACCGAACTTGTCCCCTTCAATGAACTTGCTCTTGCAGAATTAACTCCTCATTTGGGTGATGAAATCGCTAAAAAAGTTGTTAATTTGTTAGAGTATTGCCGCTCTGGTCGTTATACTGACTTTTCACCTTTTGTTGCTGCTTACCGTTGGGTCAATGGTGATATTGAAAAGCGCCAACTTTTGAAGACTGTAAGTGCAATTTATCGCTTTAAGTTTCACACGGGCGCTACCAATTATTATGCACTCAAAAGTGAAATTAAGTATGCAACAATTTGTCCCCATTGTGGTAAGATTGCCAACGCACTTGTGCAACGATTAGTGAAAGAAGGTTTGTGGAAGTAATTCCATAAGCAACACTGATCAAAGGGGGGGTTGCGTCCCCCCCTTTTTTTGCTATTCTATGGGAGTCAACCACACCACCACCGACCGATGCAAGTTGCAATCACCCTCGCTTCTGGCAACTCCCAAACGGGACCAATCCCCACCACTGTAACCGAGCGCGAATCTTGCCCCACTACGTGTGCATTTTTTGAAAAAGGTTGCTACGGTAAGTATCACCTACAGGGTGTACATTGGCGCAAGGTTTCTAATCACGAGCGTGGCGTATCTTGGGATGAATTTATCTCTCAAGTCCGCAAATTCGTTCCCAATTCTTTATGGCGTCACAACGTAACTGGTGACCTTCCGCATATCTTAGGTGACATAGATTCACCTAAGGTTGATAGTTTGGTCCGTGCTAATCGTGGTAGGAAAGGGTTCACTTTCTCCCACCACGTTCTTAACACTCACAACCTTAAAGTGATCAAAAATGCTAATGCTAATGGGTTCACCATTAACGCTAGCACAGAATCAGTAGAGGTTGCTGATAAAGTTATGTCAGAGCATAACATTCCCGCAGTTGCTGTTATTCCCAGCACAGAATCCCGCCGATTCTTTCACACTGAAAGTGGGCGGAAGGTTATAGTTTGCCCCGCTAAGATTCATAAGGGTAAGGTTAACTGTAGCACGTGCGGTTTGTGTCAACAATCCGACCGTGAGTTTATTATAGCGTTCCCTGCTCACGGGACTGCCAAAAAAGCAGTGGACGCCATTGTGACAGTCTGAGAAGTGGCACAAGGGGGATCGCCAACGGTCCCTCTGTGCCCCTATAATAAGCAAGTAAACAAAGGAGGAGCAATGCTCACCACCGCCAACCTTTCCATCGCTTCAGACGTTCTCAGCAGCGCAATTGCCCGCCTTGAGATTATCTCAGCAGAGGGTGATTGTTATGATCTGCTTGTTACTTTCACCAGTAGCAGTAAGGTCTACCGTTATGCTTTTGATGATGATGCTTCTGTTATTAAGTGGCATGATCTGCTCTCTGATGATGAAGCAAAAGCAGCAACATCATGGGGACAAATGTTTAACCGCGCTCTAAAGCATGGTGACATTGAACAGATCGACATCTGATCTTAAGTAACATTTAAGGGGGGGCAATTGCTTCCCTTTCTTTATGCTTACTTGTTACAATTATTAGAGCGCAGGTTCGGTGGCGACCTTTTGCGTCAACGGGGCGACCCTGCCCCTCCTTCGATTGTCCCCTTATCCTACAGCACCGCCTGACCCATAACCGCCCAGCAGTGGACAGTTTCAAAATTGGCACACCAGGAAAAATAGATTCTACCCCCATCCTAGCACGTCGCCCCGCCCCCCTGTCAATCCCCCAAACCATTAGCATCGCTGATCAATCAAACCGTTGACAGGGGAACCGTTTGCCCCCATACTGGTATCAGTTCACCACACCACCCCAATGAACTTCTCCGCTCTCACCCGCAACGCCGTCCGCGCCTCCCTGATTAAAAACGGTCCCCAAACCTGCTCTCAGATTGTCAGGGGCATGGGAATGGATCCCCGCCGCCACAAGGGCACCATCCACGCTGTGATGGTAGACATGGAGCGGGAGGGCATCATCGACGCCATGCGCCTCAGCAATGGCAAGCGGGATCAATGGTTTATCTATCCCGCCGCCATCCGCAAAAGGGATCGCCTCGCTGCTCTGATCTGGTGATACAATACGGGGGGATTGGATCCCCCCCACCAAACCACACACCAAACCACAATGGAAACCTTTCTAACACCTGACGAAATCCTTGAATTAGTTACAACTGGTGTATGCAAATTGTCCGATGATCTTATGCTTCGGATGGCGCCTAAAGTATCAGAATCTTATGAGGATTCTGATTGGTATAATGATCCCAACTGCACAATGAGTCGGCATCATTATTAAAATCTCGACGAGATGCGTACACATTATCTCGACGAGATACACACACATTCATCATTTAAAACAATGAACAATCATCACAATTCAATGAGTTTCACAATTCAATATCAAACACCATATAATAATTGTGAATGGAGACTTCAATCCTTTGATACATTAGAGGAGGCAGAAAGAATGATTGAGTTCTATCAATCATGTGGAAGTCCTGCTAAGTTAATGACATGAAAGAATAAGAATAAGAATAAGAAGTATAAAGAATTAAGAATCAATCACACCTTGTTCTTAATTCTTTATACTTAGTGTTGATTATAAAGAATTACTCAGGATTGAATGTAATTTATTGTCAGTGGTGTGGTTTATTCTTTACATTCAGTCCTGTCTAATTCTTTATAGTTTGTGTTGTTTAATTCTTATTACTTTACAATCCTTGTTTAATTCTTTATACTAACTGACCCCTTGTGCCAATTCTCAAGGTGTCCACCATTGGGGGATTGGTGCCCGAATCCGTTCTAGGTTGCTTGCAACGGGAACAAACCACACCAATCCCCCCCGTTATTAAGATCATGCCTAACATTCACACCCTTGATTGTTTCGGTCTGGCATACAATTCTTTACAACAATGGAAGAAAATTATCTCTAATGATATACTTCTTCCCGCCGATGTAATTGAACAAATTGAAGATATTATTATTCCCGCCCTAGAGTATATCGACGGATGGGAACCTTCGGATGATGAAATGATGTCATCATTTGGCACTAAATGGCACGATGGTCTCTAACAGTTAGTAACATTTAGGGGGACTAATCCTCCCCCATTCTTTACACTTTCCCACTGCACTTTTCATCATGATCGCAACACTTTCCGCACCTAAAGTTGACCGCTACGATCTTATTTGGGATGCCTATTGGTCCTATGATGGCGAACCCGAACTAGGCGGCATTTACAGCAATTATGTTCACATTTATGCTGTTGGTGATTATAAGTTTGAGGTCTCATTTAGAGTCGGTGATGGTAGAACTTTAGGCGTTCTATTCTGTGAGGTGAATGTAACTGATCAGGACAATTATGTCACAAAAAGACATTATGCGTTCGGGCAGTTTCATACAAATAAGGGTGCTAAATTGTTCTCTCAGTTTGCACTTAATCACTTCATTGAGACTGAAACGTGGTTAGTCTGCCCATCATTTGAACCGATTGATTATATCGACGGTGAACCTTATACGCTGAGAGGTGATGAGATTGTGAGCGAACTTATCTGAGTTCGTTGTTAGTTAGTGGGGGCACAGTTCTTTATACTTAGTGCCCCTATTCGTTCGTGCGTGTTTGACAGTTACCCTACGGTGGGGGGGGTGATATGAAAATGCGATACTACCCTAACCTACAAAGTGTTACCCAAGCGACCTTTATATAAGACTCAAATATAAAAAAAATCCCCAGTATAAAAAACACAAAAACCCCCCTATATAAAAGCAAAATAAAAATTTATATTCTCTTATATGAAAAAAAATCCCGGAGAAATTTTTGACTCCATAGAGATCGATCCAATTACTGGGCAATACTTCATCAATATTCCCGAACAAATTATGAATGATCTTGAATGGTATGAAGATACAAAGATTAAATTTTCTATTGAAGGCAGTGAAGTCATTCTAACAGAGGTGGATTGACATAACATAGATAATAGTGTATGATACCTGATGTAACCGCATTCTATTATGGCTAAAGGATTTACAGTAAAAACAAAAACACCTTCTCCAACACAAACTGAAGAGTGGGATTATAATTTGGCAAAAGAGATGGTGAGAGGAAAATCCATCGTCTTTTGTCTTCCTGGAAGAGGAGTTTCTTATGCTTATCTGAAAAACTTTGTTCAACTTTGTTTTGACTTAGTGCAAGCAGGAGCAAGCATTCAAATCTCACAGGATTATTCGTCGATGGTAAACTTTGCAAGATGCAAGTGTTTAGGCGCGAATGTTCTGCGAGGACCGAATCAAATTCCTTGGGATGGAAAACTCGAATATGATTGGCAACTTTGGATTGACTCTGACATTATTTTCAATTCAGAAAAATTTTGGCAACTAGTCCTCATGGATAAGGATCTTGCTGCTGGTTGGTATGCAACAGAAGATGGTCACACAACTTCAGTGGCACACTGGTTAGAGGAAGATGATTTCCGTAACAATGGTGGTGTGATGAATCATGAAACCGTTGAGAGTATCTCAAAGCGTCGTAAACCATTCACAGTAGATTATACTGGTTTTGGATGGCTTCTGATTAAGCATGGAGTTTTTGAACATTCAGAAATGAAATATCCCTGGTTTGCACCAAAGATGCAAGTCTTTGAGTCTGGAGAAGTTCAAGACATGTGTGGAGAGGATGTATCTTTCTGTTTAGATGCAATCGAAGCAGGATTTCAAATTTGGTGTGATCCTCGCATTCGCGTTGGTCACGAAAAAACAAGAATTATTTGATGTCTAACGAACTCTATAATATTCTTCATAAAGGTGAAAGAATTCACACTTCTCTCACAGAAGAAGAATATTTCGATACAATGGAGAATCTGTCAACCGAATTCTATCAGACAGGTTCTCCAAAACCTGAAGATCTTAAAACTGAAATTTTAATGGAGAATAATGTATGGCTGCAAAAGTAAAGGGTGGTCTGAATAAGAATAGTTCTTATATTGCCGGTGCTCCTAAGAAATCTCGTCAAGGAGATGGATCTGGAACTAAGTATGCTGCTTCTTCTCGTAATGAAGCACGTAAGAAGTATAGAGGGCAAGGAAAGGGATAATGCATTATCCAGATGGCAATGATGAATGGAGTAATATACATCCATCAGATCTCTGGATATATAACAAATTATTTTTAAGTCGGGTATTGGGATATACTTGTGGTCCAATTGGAACCACAGTTCCTAAACCCGACTTTTATATTGTAAGACCTTCCTTTAATTTATTGGGTATGAGTCGTTTTGCTCGTAAAGAATGGATTGAAAACTATACTGATCATATGCATCCTGCCGAATTTTGGTGTGAAATATTTAAAGGAGAGCACTTAAGTGTTGATTTTTATCAAAAACAAGCAGATTTAGTAGTTCATGGAACTCGAAACTTGGAAGATCCTTACTATAAATGGAAAAAATGGGAAAAAATTGATAAAAAAGTGGAATTTCCGAAGATCTTGAATGATTTAAAAGGTAATTATGACTGGATTAATTGTGAATTCATAGACAATCATCTTATTGAAGTTCATTTTCGAAGAAATCCCGATTTTCGTTATGGAAATTCTACTGCAATTCCTGTTTGGGACGATGAAAGACATGAAAATATGAAATTTGTTGAAGATCCAGATTATTTTCGCAAAGGTTTTTATATTGGATAAATAAATTTTTTATATTCTGAATTGGGAAAGTTTTCGATGGGTAAACACCTTCTTTTAGAGGTGTATAATGTTCAACACGATCTTATCAATGACGTAGAGTCTCTCCAAAACGTCATGATTAAGGGCATTGAACGTGCCAAAATGAAAATTTTAAACACTTTCTCACACTGCTTCTATCCTCAAGGATGCACAGTCGTGATTGCACTCTCAGAAAGTCATGTTTCTTGCCATACTTGGCCGGAAAATGGATGTTTAGCAGTTGATGTGTATACCTGTGGAGAAGGAAATCCAAAATTAATCGCTATTGAAATTTTAAAATACCTCAATTCGGATTCATATTCTATTCGTGAAGTAGATCGTTAAATAGAAGTAAGGAGATAGCAACCTCCTTTATAAAAGTTCTGTTTTATTCACTAAAACAGGAGCTAAAATGTCTAATTTACCAGTCGATAGAGACAAAAATTACATGCATGAAATGTGGGGAACAAAACAATTAATTACCGATTATTGTTCCGAACCTTCAAAAAGAATTATTCAAGAGGTTATGCACGATCTTGCCCCCAAACATAATCTTAAGAAGCAAACTGATTTGCATGAGAAAATTAGAAATGATGAAGATTATGATGATTGGGAATATGGCACTGAACCAACCTATGGATCTTCATGGAAATGATCATAAATAAGTAAAGAAAACTTATTTAAAAATGGCAGTTACTAGGATATCTAGATCTTTTAAAGATATTAGTTTATCTTTTGATCCACATCCTGTGACGAAGGATTTGCCTGTTCTTACAAATGAAAGATCAATTATTCGTGCGATTCGCAATTTAGTTGAAACAATTCCTAAAGAAAGATTTTTTAATTCTACTTTAGGATCAAACGTAAGAAAAAGTTTATTTGATTTTGTAGACTATGGAACTGCTTCTGTAATTCAAGATCAAATTAATGAAGTGATTTTAAATTATGAACCAAGAGTAAACAATACAATTGTTCAAGTAGACCCTCAACCAGATTTAAATACCTTTGAAGTGACAGTTTCATTTAATATTATTGGACAACAAATTCCGGCACAGCAATTTTCATTTATATTAGAGGCAACAAGATAAAATGCCTTTTACTAAATTTACAAATCTAGATTTCGATCAGATAAAAACATCGATTAAAGATTATCTTAGATCAAATTCCAATTTTACGGACTTTGACTTTGAAGGATCTAATTTTTCGGTTCTGATCGATATTTTAGCGTATAATACCTATATTACATCATTCAATTCCAATATGGTTGTGAATGAATCTTTCTTAGATTCTGCAACTGTTAGAGAAAATGTAGTGTCCTTAGCAAGAAACATTGGATATGTTCCTCGCTCAAGAGTTTCTGCAAATGCCAACGTTTCATTTGATGTGTCGGTTTCTCCAATTACAACATCACCATCTATTACATATACTCCATCTATTACTTTACAATCTGGATTAGTATGCACAGGATCTGCTGATAGTAGTTCTTATATTTTTTCAATTCCCGATAATGTAACGGCAACAGTTAGTAATGGAGTTGCCAAATTTACTGATCTTGTTGTTAAAGAAGGTAATTTTTTAACAAAACAATTTGTAGTTAATGGGTCATTAGATCAAAGATTTATTTTAGAAAATCCTTTTATCGACACATCAACAATTCGTGTGTATGTGAAGGGTGTAAGTGAAGTTGGATTAGGAACTTTATATAGTGTTGTAGATAATATTTTTGAAGTTGACAAAGATTCAAAAATCTTCTTAATACAAGAAGTAAAAGATGAAAAATATGAGATTATTTTTGGTGACGATATTTTTGGCAAAAAATTAGAAAATAATTCAATTATTACAGTTACATATATCATTACAGATGGTAAAAATGGAAATGGTGTAAAATCATTTTCATTCTCTGGATCTTTTAAAGATGCAAGTGGATCTACAATTGTTCCAACAAATTCAATAAGTGTTAAAGTTATACAAGGATCTCAAAATGGGTCAAATATTGAAGATATAGACTCAATTAAGAGATATGCGCCAAGATTATATTCATCTCAATATAGAGCCGTAACTCCTAGAGATTATGAAACAATAATTAAATCCAAAATTTATCCAGATGCAGAATCTGTATCTATAGTTGGTGGCGAAGAATTGACTCCTCCTCAGTTTGGAAAAGTAGTCATTAGTATTAAACCAAAAAATGGTTCCTTTGTCTCAGATTTTAATAAACAATCAATCAAAAATAAATTAAAACAGTATACTGTTGCTGGCATAAACGTAGATATTATTGATTTGAAAGTTTTATATGTAGAAATAGATTCCTCAATTTATTACAATTATTCTCAAGTTGGTAGTGTTGAAGATTTAAAAACAAAAGTAATTAGTGCGTTATCTACATATGCTGATTCTCCAAATTTAAATGCATTTGGTGGTAGATTTAAGTATAGTAAAGTTTTACAAGTAATTGATTCTGTTGATAATGCAATTACTTCCAATATCACAAAAGTTATAATAAGAAGAGATCTTAAAGTTCTATTAAAGTCTCCTACACAGTATGAAATTTGCTATGGTAATAAGTTCCATGTAGTTTCAGAAGGAAAAAATATTAAATCGACTGGATTTTATATTGAGGGAGAACCTGATATGGTTTATCTCACTGATACACCAAATTCAGATTTAAAAACTGGAGTAATATCAATTATTAAAAAAATTCCTTTAGTTGGAGTTGCAACTACAGGAACTACTTTTAAAACTCCAGTTGTTGTTCCATCTGCTGGAACAGTAAACTATGAAACTGGAGAGATTATTTTAAATAGTGTTACGATTACTTCTACAGAAATGCCTCAGGATATAGTTGAAATACAGGCATTCCCAGAATCTAATGATGTCGTAGGACTTAAGGACCTGTATATCTCATTTAATCTTTCAAAAAGCAGAATAAATATGGTTAAGGATGTGATTGCTTCTGGAGATGATATATCTGGAGTTATATTTTCAACAAAAGATTATTATCGTTCAAGCTATTCGAATGGGGAATTAACGAGGTCATAATATGATACAAACTGGTTTTGAATCTAGGGTAAAAATTCAGGACATAATTAACAATCAAATTCCAGAATTCATATTAGATGAAAGTCCGAAGTTTTCGGATTTTTTAAAGCAATATTATATTTCCCAAGAATATCAAGGCGCAACTATTGATATTGTAGAGAATCTCGACCAATATAAAAAAGTTGATAATTTAATTCCTGAAGTGATAATTGGGTTTACTGAATTATCAACCAATGTTTCATCTTCTTCTGAGATTGTTACAGTTACCTCAACCAAAGGATTTCCTCCAAAATATGGATTATTAAAAATTGATGATGAAATTATAACCTATACGGGAATTACAACAAATACTTTCACTGGTTGTATTCGCGGATTCTCTGGTATTACTAGTTATCATGCAGATTTAAATAATCAAGAATTAGTATTTTCAACATCAACAGCAGCATCTCATAGTGCATTAGCACCTGTTCAAAATCTAAGTGCTCTATTTTTACAGGAGTTTTATAAAAAAACAAAGTATACTTTAACACCAGAATTAGAAAACTTAAATCTTACTCCCAATCTTAATGTAGGAAACTTTATTAAATCATCACGCACTCTTTATGAATCAAAGGGTACTGATGAGTCATTCAGGATTCTTTTTAATGTTCTATTTGGAGAAACTCCAAAAGTTATAGATCTGGAGCAATTTCTTTTAAAACCATCCTCAGCAACTTATGTTAGAAGAGAAGTTGTTGTTGCAGAAGCTATTTCTGGAGATCCTTTAAAACTCTCTGGTCAGACAATCATAAAAAATACTGATGAAAATAGCACAGCTTCAGTTTCTGAAGTTGAAATTATAAGAAGAGGTGGAAAACCATATTATAAATTGTTTCTTTTTATTGGATATGATGATGCATTTCCAACTGTTACTGGAACATTTAACATAACAGGCAGTACAAAAAATATAGAACCTGTAAGTATTGGTGGTTCTGTAATTACGGTAGATTCGACAATAGGATTTTCAACAGAAGGAAAAATTTACTCGGGAATCAATACAATATCTTACACGAGTAAAAGTATTAATCAATTTTTTGGATGCTCTGGAATTACATCAGATATACCTATTTCTTCTGTAATTAGATCGGATGAAATTTATTATGGATATGAAGATGGAAATACTTCTAAAAAAGTTGAATTAAGATTAACAGGAGTTCTATCAAAATATGTTCCAGTAATACAAACTTCTTCCATTGAAACTGGAGAAACAATTGCAGTAAAAAATGTTGGTGAAAATATTAAAAATCCAACAAATAATGCATCATATAAAGAAATATTTGCAAACAGTTGGATTTATAATACAAGTTCGAGATATGAAATTGACAATTTTGCATCTGGATCTATTTCTCAAGTTGCATTAAAAAGTGATATTGATAAATCCAGCCTTAAAATTGGCGATAAAATAGAAATTTTAAATCAAGGATCTGAAACTGTTGTAGCATCTGATTTAACGATAACTCAGATTACTAACAAACAAATAACTACCAATAATTCATTTACATTAAATCAAAGTTTTAATTATGATATTAGGAGAAAAATTAAAAATGCTAGTTCATCTTCGGTTGGATTGGAATTTAGTCCTATAACTGCCAATATACAAAATGTTTATAATGAAAATGATGAGTATATGTATGTTGCTTCCAACTCATTACCATCATATACAATTAGTAGGGGATTACTTTCATACAATGCTAGTGGTATTACAACTACTAGTGGGTATGATTCTGTTACTGACACCTACTCAATAATTAATTTTTCGACTCCAATTTCATTTTTTAATGGTAGTGAAGTCTACTATAAACCTTCGGGAACACCGATTGGTGGATTGGTTGAGGGAATATATTACATTGAATTGATAGGAAACCAAAAAATTAGGTTATATAACTCTAGATCAGTAATTGGAACAAATAATTATATAAAATTACAATCATCTTTAGCAGGATCTTTGCCATCGGGAACTCATAATTTTTTATTAAATTCTCAAAAAGAAAATAAAATTTCCCCACAAAAAATACTTAGAAAATTTCCCCTTTCTCCAAATATTGGAGATGGAAAATCCGATTTAACTGAACCAGGTTATGTTGGCGTATTAATTAATGGTGTTGAAATTGCAAATTATAAAACTTTAGATAAAGTTTATTATGGTCCAATATCAGCAGTTAATATTTTAAACGAAGGAACTGGGTATGATGTAATTAATAAACCTTTATTGAGTTTTTCATCAGGAACTGCTCTTATAGAACCAGTTGTTAGTGGATCTATTCAGAAAATATATGTAGATCCTCAAGATTTTAACGTAGATGTTATAGTTTCAGTCAATCTTACTGGTGGAAATGGAACTGGAGCATCTTTTGAACCTGTTTTAGAAACAAAAAATAGAGGAATTGAATTCGATGCTAGAGAAATATCATATGGTGGTGGAATTGATGTTAATGTCGAAACAATTACATTTCTATCTAATCACAATTTAATTGATGGACAACCAATAACTTATAATCCTCAAAATAATCCATCACTGGGAATAGGAACATTTGGAGGATTGAATATTAGTGATGGACAAACATTGAATAGTGGGTCAACATATTATACAAAATATATTAGTGATACTACAATCCAACTTTACAAATCTAACTCAGATTATCAATCTGGAATTAATACTGTAGGATTTACAACTGTTGGGACATCAGGAATTCACCAATTTCTAACTGAACCAAAAAGGACTCTATCTTCAATTAAAGTAATAAATGGTGGAAGTGGATATGAAAATAGAAATCTTAGAGTTTTACCTGTAGGCGTTTCAACTGCAAATAATACTTTATACTTCCCAAATCATGGATTTAAAGATGGTGAAAGAGTTGTTTATTCTAATGCTGGAATTACAACCCTTTCACCATCTTCTGCAATTTCTGGTATTTCAACATTAAATCAATATTATATTTTAAAAGAAGATGAAAATACGTTTAGACTTGCCAATGCTGGAGTTGGTGGAACTATAAAAACTGACTATGATAGAAGAAAATATACTAGTATTGGATCAACTGGAAGTGGGTATCATATTTTTAGTTATCCAAATATATCTTTAACTGTTGAATATAGTGCAGTTGGTCTCGGAAGCACTCAATATAGAGGAACAATTAATGCAGTTCCAGTAATCAGAGGTAAAATTGTAGATACTTACATCTATAATTCAGGATCTGGTTATGGTTCTACAACATTAAACTATCATCAAAAACCAACTATAAGCATAAAAAATGGTAAATATGCCAAATTTGCTCCAGTAGTTGTAAATGGTAGAATAAAGGAAGTAACTGTTCTTTATAAAGGAGTTGAATACTATTCTTCTCCAGATCTAATTGTCTCTGGGGTAGGAACAGGTGCCATTCTAAGACCCGTAATAGAAAATAATAGAATTAATAGTGTAATAGTAGTTAATCCAGGTATTGGTTACTCTCAAGATAATACATCAGTAGTTGCTGTTTCGTCTGGTAAATCGGCACTTTTTGATATTCAAGTTAGATCATTATCAGTTGATAATAATCGTTTATATGATGATATAAATGACAATGCTTTATTGGCAAATGAAATTATTAGGTCAAGCACAAATAATTTACAATATAGTATCTCTGGATATTTTGGAAATCTTCAAACTTCATTCAATGATACTGGACTATCACATTCTCCAATTATTGGATGGGCATATGATGGAAATCCAATATATGGATCTTATGGATATACAAATCCTAAAAATAATAACTCTCCAATTAAAAGATTAGTATCTGGTTATTCTGCAAGTTTAACTAATATTGAAGATAGACCACCAACATTTGACATTAAATTTTTTGTAGATGATTATAAATTTACAAATTCTGGAGATTTAGATGAATATAATGGAAGATTTTGTGTAACACCAGAATTTCCAAACGGAGTTTATGCATATTTTGCAACATCTATTGTTGATAATAATGGAAATATTGTTGGAAGTTTCCCATATTTTATTGGAAACAGATACAGATCTAAATTTATACGCGAAAATAAAACTTTAAATCAATCCTTTGATTTTAATAATTCAAAATTAATTAGAAACACATTTCCATATAAAGTAAAAGATGAATATGCAAACAATGACTTTTTAATTGAATCAAATGAAATAATTAATCAGTTAGCATTAGTTGAATCTGTTACTAGTGGTTCTATTGAAGATTTTAGAATTATTAAATCTGGATCTAATTATAAAAAGGGTGATTTGGTAAATTTTGATGAATCTAACAGTGATGGTAGTGGATTAATAGTAGAAGTATCTGAAATAACTGGCAAGCCAATTTTAAATTTACAAACCAATACAACCTCATATACTGATTCAATTTTTACTTGGAAAAATGGAAACACAATAGAGGTAAAAGTTCCAGTTAATCATAATTTAAATAATCTTGATTATATTACAATATCTGGATTTTCAACCTCATTAAGTTCTATTAATGGTTTTTATCAAGTTGGAATTGTAACTTATTCGTCTTCTTTAACTAGAGATGTTCCAAGTTATTCTTCAACTGGAATTATTACTGACATTTACTTCTCCACTATTCCTGATAATATTTCAATAGGAAGTAGTATTGGAATAGGAACAGAAATTTGCTCTATCTTAAATATTTTTAAATATCAGAATGTCTTAAGAATATCAAGAGATGTGTCTGGGGGAATACATACCGCATCAACACCAATATATTTTATACCAAACTCATTTACATTAAACAAAACATCAGAATATTTCGATTCAAAAATTAATGATACCGTCTATTTTAATCCTAACCAATCTGTTGGCGTAGGAACAACTAGTGGAAGTGGAATTCCAGTTAATTATAATGTAGGGATCACAACTAATAAAACTATTTTTATTCCTACACAATCCATATACCTACCAAATCATCCATTTAAAAATAATCAGAGTGTAACATTTGTAAAACCAGGTTCTGCTTCTGCTATATCTGTAGCAAATACATCTGGTTCAACATCCTTCAATTTACCATTTAGTGGTAATAGTCAAACAGTTTATATTATTAATAAATCAGTTGATTATATTGGAATTGTCACTCAAATTGGTTTAACAACGACTACTAATGGACTTTATTTTACATCAAATGGAACAAACAATTTCCAATATTTCTTCCAATCTAATTTTGATCAAATAAAGGGAGATATCAAACAAGTTACTTCTACAGTTTCTATATCAACAAGTCATGGATTAACTGAAGGAGATAAAATTAATTTATCCGTGTTTCCAAATCTTTCTGTAGGAATTGGAACATCTACTTCTATAAAAGTTTTATATGATCCCAATAATCAAAAGTTAATTATTAATCCATTAGTATTCTCAACATCAGGAATTAATACTAGCAAAGATGAAATAACCATACAAAATCATGGTCTTTATAGGGGTCAAAAAGTAATTTATAGTGCATCAGCAGTTGCTTCAGGATTGTCTACTGGAATCTATTACGTTTATAAAGTTACTGATGATAAAATTAAATTATGTGATACATTTAAAGATTCTACTTCTGATAATCCATTATTTGTCAATATAATTGCTGCTAATGGATCTGATCATAAACTTTCTTCGATTAATCCACCACTTTATCCTATAAAAAATAATAAATTTGTATTTGATTTAGCAGATTCTTCTTTATCTGGATATAACTTTAAAATTTTCTATGATCAAGATTTTAAAGATGAATTTGTTTCTACAGGGTCTACAAATGCATTTTCAGTAAGTGGTATTGGCACAGTTGGAGTCTCTACAAATGCATCATTGACAATTAATTATGTTGATCAATTGCCCCACATATTATTCTATGCTTTAGAAAAATCTGGTGATGTAGTTACCGCAGATAAAGAAGTTATAAACTATTCGCAAATTAATTTTGTAGATAGTTCATATAATAATTCTTATACAATTTCTGGCGTAGGAGCATCAACATTTAATATATCCTTATCCAAAGTTCCAGAAAAACTTTCATATAATCAATATGAATGCGAAGAATTTAAATATACAACTTCATCTTCATCAGCATCAGGTGGAATTAGTAAACTCAGAGTTATATCTTCTGGATCTAATTTTAAATCTTTGCCAATCTTTACAAATGTTTCATCTATCAATGGAAATGGTGCCTATATTGTACCAGAATCAAAAATTATAGGTAGAGTAAATAAAATCAGAATTTTAAATGAAGGATTTGAATATGCCTCAGATAAAACTTTAAAACCAGAATCTGAAGTATCTAAATTTTTACTGATTGATAATGCAAATACACTTAAAAAAATCAATGTATCTTATGGTGGAAAAAATTATACAACCGCACCTAATTTAATAATAGTAAATCCAGAAAATGGAAATGAAATAGATTCTGGATTATTAATTCCAATAATCAATGGAACTTCTATTTCATCAGTTAATATAAGTCAAAAACCAAGTGGTCTTCCAGAAGCAGAAGTGAAGATAATATCCATTAATAATACCAATGGAGTCGGAATACAAACAATATATTCATCCAATTCTTCTGGAATTATTACATGCATCTTGACAACTCCACAAACAGGTTTTAGTAGTGAACCATTTGCAAAATATGATAGGATTTTTGTTGAAGGAATTAAAAAATATGGTTCAAATGGATATGGACTTAATTCCAGTGATTATGGTTACAACTTCTTTACAGTTAAAGAGTATTATAATTCTGGGACACAACTACCAAGACAAATTGAATTTGATACTTCTGAATTTGGTTACTCAAATCCTGGAACAGCAGATACTGTTACTGGAATATATGGAAATATTATAAATTATAAAAATTATCCTCAATTTGTTGTAGATCAAGAATTTTCTAATTTTAATTTTGGAGAACCCTTACAAGTCAAAAATCAGTTAGGATTTTTTGAGGTTGATTTAAAAGTAGTAAACAGTAATAAAAATTATATTAAAATAACTGGAACTTATGAAGTTCAAGAAAATGACGTTATTAGGGGAAGTCAATCTGGAACTATTGCAACCATTATTGATATTAAAAAATCTAGTGGTCAATTTACTATAAGTTACTCTTCAGATAAAGATCTTGGATGGTCTGATGATATTGGAAAACTTGATACCGATACACAAGTAATTGCCGATAATGATTACTATCAAAATTTATCGTATTCCGTAAAAAGTAATCAAAAATGGGAAACTATTGTAAGTCCAGTAAATAAATTATTACATACTAGCGGTCTCAAAAACTTTGCAGATACTCAAATAGTTAAAAATGTTAGTATTGGAATAACTGCAAAAGAATATGCAGATTTACTCTATTCATTCATAAATGAAACTAGAGTTGATGCAATTAATAATTTTGATCGTGTCATTGATGTCGATAGTGATGGTCAAAGTTCAAGATTTATAAAATTCTTTACTAAAAAATTAGCAAATTATATTGAGTGTAAGACAAATAGAGTTTTAAAAATTGATGACATTAGTTCACAATTTACAGGAATGGGAACCGCAAATTCATTTGAATTAAATTATCAAAGTATTCCTATTTTTGTAAAAACTTTCGATCCTTCAAATTCTTCAATTTTAAATCTTTCTACTGGAGAATTTAATATTGCCAATCACTTCTTCAGTACTGGAGAAGAACTCATTTATTCTCCAAATTCTTCGACTTCGGTTGGAATTGGATCTACACTTAATTATGTTGGAATAGTAACTAATATTCTTCCAAGCACAGTTTATGCAATCAAAATTAGTAATAATTCATTTAAAATTGCTACTAGAAAGGAATATGCGGTATCAGATCCAGCAATTCCAGTGTCTTTTACTTCAGTTGGAATTGGAACTAAGCACACATTTGAAATGCTTCAAAAAAGCAGTAAGAGTATTATTTCTATTAATAACATAGTCCAATCTCCTCTGGCATTTTCTTTATTAAATTATACTGTCAATAATTATGGTCAAATTGGAGCATCTTCAACTACCTTTGGATTAAGTGGAATTTCATCTATTTCTCTTGGAGATATTTTGAAAGTTGATAACGAATATATGAAAGTCATTAATGTTGGATTTGGAACAACAGTCAGTGGACCAATTTCTTTTTCTGGAACTTTCCCATTAGTATCTGTTGAGAGGGGTTTTGTAGGAACTTCTTCAACGACACATTCTAACCTAAGTTCAGTATCTCTTTATAGAGGTTCATTTAATATTGTTAGAAACAAAATTTATTTTACAGATTCTCCAAGAGGGATGACAACATCCCAATACTATACCAATACTTTTGGTCTTCCAGAACCATCATCATCCTTTAATGGGAGAGTTTTCCTTAGAAAAGATTATACAAATAATCAAATATTTGACAATATTTCCGAAAAATTTACAGGAATTGGACAAACATACACATTAACTTCAAATGGAATAAACACAGTTGGATTAGGAAGCACTGGTGGAAATGGTATTATTTTTATAAACGGAATTTTCCAAACACCATCAACAAAAAATAATACTGGAAATAATTTTTCAATTATTGAAACAATTAGTCAAAGCATTTTGGGATATGGAACAACAGGATCTGGTATTATTGCTGGTGCGGATGCAAATGCAATTTTTACAGTATTTGGGGAAGGTCAGATAGATTCTTTACCAGGATTTATATCCGAGTTAAATTCACCTTCCTCAACATTAACTGGAAATAGTTCTGTTGGAATTAGTAGTATAATTTTTACGGGAATTACTTCATCAAATGGATCAATATTCATTTCAAATGATGATGTAAATATCAATCAACTTCCTAGAGGTGGGATGATTGTTTCTCTTGGTTCTACACCTGGTCTTGGTTATGCTCCTTTAGTTGGAGCAGCAGTTACCGCAGTAGTTGGTGCTGGTGGATCAATTGTTTCTGTTGGGATAGGAACAACCACTGGATTTAATGGTAATTTTGGTTCTGGTTATAGAGGAACAGTATCAATAGCAGTTACCCAATATGGACATGTAGGAACTGCAGCAACAATAACTGCTTCTGTTGGTGCTGGTGGAACATTATCATTCACAATAGTAGGTGGTGGAAGTGGATATACAAATCCAACTATCAATATTTCATCCCCCAGTTACAGTAATTTGCCAGTTATTGGTGTTTCTAGATTGGGTATAGGATCAACGACAGATACTGGAACTGGTCTCTTATTAAACGTAGAAGTTGGTGCTAGTTCAACAACGGGAATAGGATCTACATTATTTGAAGTGACTGGATTTAAAATTGTTAGAAATGGATATGGATTTAAAAGAGGTGATATAATCACTGCAGTTGGTTTGGTAACTGCCAGCAATTTATCAACACCAGTCTCACAATTCCAGTTAACTGTTCTTGACACATTTACAGATTCATTCTCAGCATGGCAATTTGGTGAAATGGATTATATTGATAATATTAAACAATATCAGGATGGATCCAGAACTAGATTCCCACTTTACTATAATTCTCAATTAGTAAGTTTTGAGAGAAATAGTTCTAATTCTGATTCTCAATTAATAGATTTTAATACACTATTAATTATTTTTATTAATGGTATTTTGCAAGATCCTGGATCAGCATATGAATTTAATGGTGGAACATCATTTACATTTACTCAAGCACCGAAAGAAGAAGACAATGTTGCCATTTTCTTTTATAGGGGAAGTGCTTCAGATAGTAATCAAAAGACAGTATATGAATCAATTAAGATTGGTGATTCTGTCCAATCTTTCAGTAATAATAACTATCTTGGAATTACAACTACACAAAATATTAGAAGTGTAGTCGATATTTCTTCATCTGATAAAATCCAGACAAATAATTACTTAGATCAAGGCATAAATTTACAAGCAAATAAACCTTCAAATCTTACCTGGATAAAACAAAAAACTGATAAGATAATTGATGGACAATTAGTTTATAAATCAAGAGATGTGAATGAATCACAAGTTTATCCAACAGCAAAAATTATTAGAAATTTATCTACCTCAGATAGTCAAATTTTTGTGGATGATGCATCTTTATTTGCTTATGATTCTCCAATTCAATTTGGTGGAATAATAATTTCAGGAGATACTGATCCAATTGCTGCCAATATTACCGCTGTTGTTTCGGCATCAGGAACAATTCAAGGATTGACAATTAATCAATCTGGAAGTGGTTACGTTGGGGCAACAACCGATGTAATAATTGCTGCCCCTGTAGGTAAGTCTGCTATTGGATATGCGATTACAGGGTCTTCTGGTATAGTTACAGACGTTATTATTACTTATGGGGGATATCAATATAATTCACCACCAACTGTTAGATTTGAAAATCCTAGAGTCATTGGAGTTGGAATTGGATCTACTGCAACAGGAACAGCAAATATAACCGATGGTATTGTAACTTCAGTTACAATTGTAAATCCTGGATATGGATACAGTGTTTTTCCCGAAGTTATATTTTCTGCTCCAGGCATTACCACCGCTAAAGCAACTGCAACTATAACAAATGGTCAAATAACTTCAATTGCAATCACAAATCCTGGTTTTGGATATACAGGTTCAAATCTTCCAGAAGTTATTATTCCTACTCCAAAAGTTAAATATGAAAATATTAAAAATATTACTGGAGTTGCGGGATCTTTTGGAAATATTACAGGAATTGCTACAGCAGTTGGTATTAATACAAATCTTGCAATTAAATTCACATTGAATCCTTCACCACTTAATTTATCAGTTGGATATCCAATTTATATCTACAATACTTCTGTTGGAAGTGGTGTAACATCTGTCGATAATTCTTCTAATCCTGTTGGAGTTGGAACAACATTTTTGGATAATATCTATTATGTGAGTGCATTTAATTCTGGGGTTGGTATTGTTACTTGCGATATTTTTAACACATCTTCTGTAGTTGGAGTTTCAACTACTGGATCTTCTGTAGGTAAATTTTCTTGGGGTAGACTATATAATTCTACCAGATCTTCATCACCAATTTCAGTAACAGTTTCTGGATATAAAGTTGATTCTGGATTATCAACCTTCCCAACTATCCAAAGAAGAACTGCTGGACTAAGGAACATTGGTTCAATTAAAAAGGTCTTATAAGACTCATATAAATATAAAAAAAACTATATTAAGATGTCCGCATTTGTTACAGATCAATTTAGGATAGTAAACGCATCTAATTTTATAGATTCGGTTGAAAATACTACCAATTCTTATTATGCATTTGTCGGATTATCAAATCCAACTCAGGTTGGATTTGGAAGATCAACTGGTTGGAATACAAATCCACCAAATCCAATAGATAATCTTGATTATTTAAATCATTATGAATCAACAATAATTTTTGGTAAAAAAATTACAAGTGCCAATATTAGAAGAGTAATTAAAAAAATTGATTGGATTTCTGGAACTCAATATGAACTGTATAGACCAGATTATAGTATTATAAATCCATCTCCAATTACTGGATCTATGAGATTATATGATGCCAATTATTATGTTATTAATTCGGATTATAAGGTATATATTTGTGTAGATAATGGATCTTCTGGAATTAAAACTACGGGTAATGCATCTCAAGTAGAACCAACTTTTACTGATTTAGAACCATCTAAACTCAGTGATGGATATGTATGGAAATATCTTTATACAGTTTCTCCAAGTGATATTGTAAAATTTGATACTACGGAATATATTACTTTACCTAATCATTGGGAATCTTCTTCAGATTCTCAAATTGTTGCAATTAGAGAAAATGGAGATTCTAGTTTAAATGACAACCAGATAAAAAAAGTCTATATTCAAAATGGGGGATCTGGTTATAACTTACAATCTGGACAATCATGTAATTTAGTTGGCGATGGTTCTGGGGGTAAAGTTTCTTTAGAAGTTGATAATTCCGCAGGAAAAATTACAGATATATTAGTTACTTCGGGAGGAAAAAATTATACTTATGCATTGGTTGATCTTGGAACAACAGGATCTAGCACACCAGCAATTTATGCAGAATTGATTCCAATAATTCCACCATCTAAAGGACATGGTTTTGACATTTATAAAGAATTGGGTGCAGATAGAGTTTTAGTTTATACCAGATTTGATGATTCTACCAAGAATTTTCCAACTGATTCTAAATTTACACAAATTGGAATTCTAAAAAATCCTGCAGTATATGATTCTTCAGGAATAAGCACTACTGTATATACTGATAACGATTTTTCTGCTGTAGGAGCATTAAAATTTTCTTCTGTTACTCCATCAAATGCATCTATTGCAGTTGGATCTATAATTAGACAAATAAATACAAATACGGGTAAAAGAGCACTTGGTTATGTTGTTTCTTATGATATTGAAACTAATGTTTTAAAATATTATCAAGATAGATCTTTATATTTTAACGGTGGAAATGGATCTGACCATAAAGATTTTGTGGGAGTATCTACATTTTTCAATTCAACTGGAAAATTTGTAGATTTTGTTGCTGATGCTAGTCTTTCAGTTGTTGGTGATGGTTTCAATGCAAGTATAGATACATCATTTTCGGATAATAAGGTAACCGTTTCTAGTAAGGTTATAAATCTTGGAACTACTTTTACTCAAGGTATAGCAAAACCACAAATAAATAATAAGTCAGGGGATATAATTTACATTGACAATAGACCCGTAGTTTCTAGAAGTTTAAGACAAAAAGAAGACATCAAAATTATCCTGGAATTTTAAAAAATGGCCCAAAAAACTAATTTAAATATAAATCCATATTTTGATGATTTTTCAGAACCTACAGTAGGGTCTAAAGATAAAAACTATTATAAAGTTTTATTTAATCCAGGAAAACCAATACAGGCTAGAGAATTAAATACTCTCCAATCAATATTACAAGATCAAGTAGAATCTTTTGGTAGTCATATTTTTAAAGATGGGTCAGTAGTAATACCAGGAAATATTGTTTTTGATAATCAATTTTCTGCAGTCAAATTAAATCCATTACAATATGGTGTAGATATAACTGCATATATTGAAAAAATTGTTGGGAAGAAAATTATAGGATTAGAATCTGGAGTTAGTGCAAGTGTTAAACTAGTTCAACTTCCAAATTCTGAAGTTGAATACACCACACTTTATGTAAAATATCTTAACTCAGATTCTAGTTTTGAAATTAGTTCTTTTAAAGATAATGAACTTCTTTATATTGAAGAAGATATTTCATACGAATCTAATGTAATCACATCTGGAACACCTTTTGGTAGCACAATTTTAACAAATTCAACTGCAACAGGTTCTTCATCATCAATTGGTGCTGGAATATATTTCATACGTGGAACTTTTGTCAGAGTTCAGCAGCAGACAATTATTTTAGATTATTACACCAATACACCATCTTATAGAGTTGGTTTAAAAATTGATGAGAAAATTATCACATCTAAAGATGATTCTGCACTATTTGATAATGCAAAAGGATTTACAAATTATGCAGCACCTGGAGCTGATAGATTTCAAATTATTTTATCTTTAACAAAGAGACTTTTAACCGATAATAATGATACAGATTTTGTTGAATTATTGCGAGTTGAAAATGGTGCAATCAAAAAAATAGAAACAAGGACTGCATATTCAAATATAAAGGATTATTTGGCACAAAGAACTTATGATGAATCTGGTGACTATGTTGTAACACCATTTGAATTTTCTTTAAATAATTCATTAAATAATAGATTGGGAAATGATGGATTATTTTTTGATACTGAAAAAACAGAAAATGGAAATGCCCCATCAAATGATTTGATGTGTGTTAAAATTTCTCCAGGAAAGGCATATGTAAAAGGATATGATATTGAAAAAACTGGGGTAGAGATTGTTGATGTTCTAAAGCCAAGAACTACTCAATCAGTATCATCAGCAAGTATTCCTTTTGAAATGGGAAATCTTGTAAGAACTAATAATGTAACTGGTTCTCCATTACAAAAAAATACTGTTTATCTACAAAGTAGAAGAAAAAATACAACCACAATTGGATCTGGAACTACCATAGGATCCGCTAGAATTTATAATTTTAATGTAACAGATGCAGCATATAGTAGTGCTTCAACAAATTGGGATTTATATCTCTATGATATTCAAACTTATACTGAATTGACTATAAATCAGTCATTATCCACAATTCAACTTCCAAAAACATCTTTTATCAAAGGTAAGAGTAGTGGTGCTAGTGGATATGCGGTATATGATGGAAATGGATCTTCAATCATTACTTTATCTCAAACATCTGGAGTTTTTTCAGTAGGGGAAAAATTAATCATTAATGGAACTGAAATATATCCAAGAACTGTATCGTATATTAGATCTTATACGGCAGAAGATATTAAGTCTGTCCATCAACCAACTTCTATTTCTGGATTTTCAACAGCATTTATATCAGATCTTCAATTAGATAGAAATTTAAGAACAGGAACAATTACAATTACTCCTGGTAGTGGTGGAATAAGCACAGCAACAATTCCTTCACCCAATACATTTACGGGAATTAAGACTGATAGTATTGTTAGATATCAGAAGGCTGGATCATCTGCTGAAACATATAATAGGATTGTATCTATATCACCATCTCTAACATCGATGACATTAGAGGCAGTTTCATCTGTCACTGGTGTATGTGATGGAACACTTCCTGGAGCAGGATCTACTTTTACGGGACCTTATTCTATAGGAGCACCAAAAATAAGAAATAGTGATAAAGGATTTTTGTATGCAGAACTACCAGATTTCAATATTGCATCCGTAGATCTAGGATCATCAAATATAATCTTTACATCACAGTCTACAGGAACTTTAACTCCATCTTCAAATACTTTAACAGTAAATACTAGCAATTTTAATCTTGGAATAAGCACAATTTCTGCCAAATTTGCAGCCTTTGATGAGGAAAGATACTCTATATTCTATTCTGATGGAACTATAGAAAATTTAACATCTGATAAAGTGACTTTAAATCTATCTTCAACACAAGTTACTTTTTCCAATGTTGCAAATAAAGCAATTTCTGTCATCAATGCTACATTTATTAAAAATTCTATTCAAAGTAAAATTAAACAATTCAATAGAAGTAAAACAATAAATGTAACTTTCTCCAAAAATTTAGAATCTGGAACAGGAATAAACACATCTATTAACGATGGATTGGCATATAATGCATTTTATGGACTAAGAGTTCAAGATGAAGAGATAAGTTTAAATTATCCAGATGTTTCTAAAGTAATTGCAATATATGAATCTTTAGATACAAATGCTCCAATATTAGATAATCTTGTTTTTAGTTCGCTAGTAGATGTAAACACTAATGCAATTATTGGTGAAAATATAGTTGGATCATCCAGTAATGCAGTAGCAAGAGTTATATCCAAACCATCTTCAAATACTCTTGGTATTGTCTACCTGACAAAGAATATTTTTTCTGCAGGAGAAATTGTAACCTTTGAAGAATCAAATATCACTACACCAATTTCTAGCATTACTCCAGGAAAATATAAAAATATTACAAGTAAGTATGCTCTTAACAAGGGGCAAAAGGAGCAATATTATGATTATTCTAAAATAGTATTGAATTCAGGAGAAACTTCTCCATCAAAGCAATTATTAATTATTTTTGATTATTATTCAGTCCCTACAAGTGATACTGGAGATGTTTTTACTGTAAATAGTTACGATGGAGAAAGGTATAATACCGATATACCTACTATCGGAAGTAATAACATAAGATCAACGGATACATTAGATTTCAGACCAAGAGTTTCAGTCTTTACCGGCACAACATCATCACCATTCGACTTCTCATCTAGATCATTTGGAAGTGATCCAAAATTAATAATGTCTCCAGATGAAAGTGCTTTAATTGGATATCAATTTTATCTTGGAAGAATTGATAAACTATTTGTCGATAAAAATGGCACATTTACCGTTGTTCAAGGTATACCATCAACTAATCCAAAATCTCCTGATAATCCAGCCGATACTATTGAAATAGCTAGCATTTCTTTACCACCTTATTTGTATAATCCCAAAGATGCTTCTATAACTTTAGTTGATAATAGAAGATATACAATGCGCGATATTGGAAAAATTGAAGGTAGGGTTACAAATTTGGAAAAAGTAACTTCACTATCCTTATTGGAATTAAATACACAAACTTTACAAATTCGTGACGCTGATGGATTAAACAGATTTAAAACTGGATTTTTTGTTGATGATTTTAAAAATGCAGATTTAATTAATGCGGGTGCATCAAAAATAACGGTAGACAATGTTAATACTGAACTTACAACAAAAGTATCTACTAATACTATAAATTTAAAACCAGTATCTCTAGAAAATACTACAGATCAAAATTTAGATTTAGAAACAAATTTTACTTTATTTGATACAAATGTTCAAAAAACGGGAGATTTAATTACTTTAAAATATACTTCTACTGATTGGATACAACAAGTATTTGCAACAAAATTAGAAAATGTTAATCCTTTTCATGTTGTTTCTTATAGTGGAACTATTCAATTATCTCCAAAAAGTGATAGTTGGGTTAGAACAATTCGTTTGCCAGATGTAAATGTATCACAAACTAATTGGGTATGGTTACGTGCAACAGGTCACTATAGAATAGTTGGTTCAGACACATCGATTACCAAAAACGATAATTTAATTTCTAGTGGTATTGAACTTTATATGAGATCCCGCAATACTGCATTTAATGCAGTTAATTTGAAACCGCTAACTAGATATTATCAATTCTTAGATGGAAATGGATCAGTAGATTTTATTCCAAAATTATTAGAAATTGCAACTGATTCCACTCTTCAAAATTATGGAGCATCGGCATCCTTCGAAGTTGGTGAGACAGTTATTGGATATATAACCTCTTCATCAGGTTCTCTTACTCAAGCAATATCATTTAGAGTTGCAAAATCAAACCATAAAGAAGGTCCATTTAGTAGTCCAACAGTCACATATTTGTCAAATCCATATCTATCAACGGAAAGTATTCCTGCATCTTATAGTGCATCCTCAAAAACTTTGAACATTGACATTAATTCTTTATGTTCAACAGTTCAAGGATTATATAGTGGATACTTATCTGTTGGTATGAAATTAGTTGGACAGACAAGTAGATCTGTTGCTTATGTGAAAGATCTAAAATTAGTTAGTGATATAAATGGATTTTTATCAGGGTCCTTTTTCTTAAGAGATCCAAATACAAATCCAGCACCATCAATTAGAATTGCAACTGGTTCTAAAGTTTATAAAATAACATCAAGTTCTACAAACCAAACTCCATTACCAGGAAGCATATTAATTTCATCTGGAGAAACAATCTACAAGTCTGAGGGAACTTGGGAAAGAAGACAAAATGTTATTACAACTACAACTACAATTTATTATGAAGATCCACTTGCACAATCATTTACTGTTGGTGGAACAGCATCTAACGAAGTTTCTTATGGAAATACACCTAGCGAAGATGTAAACGGTGCATATTTAACCGAATTGGATTTATATTTTGCAAGTAAAGATGCAGGAAATGCTCCATTGACTGTTGAAATAAGAAGTGTTGAACTTGGAACTCCAACAAGAAAAATTATTGGCGATCCTGTCACATTGCAACCAAGTGATATTAATGTATCGGCAAATGCATCTGTAGCAACTAGGGTTAAATTTAAGTATCCAATTTATCTTTCTCCAGGATTAGAATATGCTATTGTGCTATTAGCACCACAATCTGATCAATATGAAGTATGGATTGCTGAAATGGGAGAAAAAACTATTGAGACTAAGAATTTACCAGATTCTCAAGCAATTAGATATTCAAGACAGTTTGCAATGGGAAGTCTATTTAAATCTCAAAATGGATCCATTTGGACTGCTAACCAATATCAAGATTTGAAGTTTAAACTTTACAAAGCACGTTTTGCAGCAAATTCTGGAAGTGTTTATTTCCATAACCCAACTTTAAATGAAAGTAATTCCTATATTCCTGAATTATCTTCTGATCCATTGCTTACTTTGCCAAGACAAGTTAAAGTTGGACTTACTACCGTTACTTCACCTCCATTGGTTGGAATTTTAACATCTGGTAGAAAAATTTCTGGTGCTGGTGTAACATCTAATTATGGATATATCGTCGGAACTGGTAGTTCAGTTGCTTCAGTTGGAATTACTACGGGAGGATTAAATTATAATGTAGGAAGTGTTCAAACTTACAACATTACTGGAAATGGTAGTGGATTGAGATTGAATATCACATCCGTTAGTGTGGGAAGTAGTTCAATAACTGGTATTGCAGTTTCAGCAATATATCCAGGAAATGGATATGCAGTTGGAGACGTTGTTGGAATAGTAACATCAACTGTTTCTCCTGCCTCTGGTAAAGGAGCACAGATTACTATTTCAAGTATTACTGGTGTTGATACATTGTATCTGTCCAATGTTCAAGGAGAATCATTCTCTTCAGTTGGAATTTCATCTTTAGTCTACTATGACACTTCAGGAAACGCAGTTAGTCTTGCAAATACTAGCATTATATCATCTATTGCAGTTGGTGGAGTTAATTCTGGAAACTTTATTAGTGTAAATCATTATGATCATGGAATGTATGCAAATATCAATAAGGTTACATTGTATAATGCAAATAGCGATGTTCCATCAACAACTCTTTCTCAATCATTAGCAGTTTCTGGAACAACTGTTAGTATTGCTTCAACATCTAACTTCAATGTATTTGAGGGTGTGAGTGTAGGTCCAACCAATCCAGGATTTATTAAAATTGATTCTGAAATTATCAAATATACTTCAGTTGGAAATGGATCTTTGGGTGGAATTACAAGAGGAATTGATTCTACAATTCCATCAAGTTATACATCAAATACTACACCAGTTTTCAAATATGAACTTGGTGGAGTTTCTTTAAGAAGAATTAATAAAACTCATGATATAAGTGATTATAATATTGATATTGATAGTTACAATATTGAAATTGATCGAACTGCCTTTGATTCTAATGTGACTAATAGGTCATTAGATGGATCATTATCAAATGCTCCACAACTATCCTTCAATTCAAATTCTATATGTGGAGGGAATAGAGTAAAAGCAACAGAAAATATCCAATTTAATACTATCATTCCTCAAGTTTCAATAAATAATCCAGCATCTGCAACTTCTTCAACAGCACAAATAAGAACAGTTAGTGGAACAAGTGTTAGTGGAACAGAAGCATCATTTATTGATCAGGGATTTGAATCTGTTGAACTTGGTGTAGAAAATAAATTGTCTTCTACTAGAATTGTTTGTTCAAATATAAATGAGCAAACTTATCTCTCTTCACTATTGAGAAATAAGTCATTCACTATGAAGGTTGATTTATCTACAACTGATTTAAATCTTTCTCCTGCAATTTTCTGGAAAGAATCTTCAGCAAGTTTAATTAGCAATCGATTAAATTCACCAATCACAAATTACCCAGAAGATAATAGAGTTAATAGTATTATATTTGATCCACATGCCGCAATTTACGTTTCTAATACAGTAAACTTAGCACAACCAGCAACATCATTAAAAGTTATGATAAGTGCATACAGACACTCTAGTGCAGACTTTAGGGTTTTATATAGTTTAATTAGACCAGATTCTAGTGAAGTAGATCAATCTTTTGAGTTATTTCCTGGATATAATAACTTAACTTTAGACAATAACAATGATGGTTACTTTGATATTATAAATCAAGCAAATAATAGTGGTCTTCCAGATGTTATTGTTCCTGCAAGTTTAGAAGATGAATTTTTAGATTATGAATTTAGTGCAAATAATCTTGGCAGTTTTACTGGATATACCATTAAAATTGTATTGGCAGGGACAGATCAAGCACATGCACCAAGATTTAAAGATTTGAGGAGTATAGCATTAGCATGATTCCAGTAAAAGGTCATCCAAATTTATACAGAGATGAAAAATCAGGAGCTATAGTAAATTATGATGAGCAATCATATAATCAATATATTAACTCCATGAATAGAAATAAAATGCAAAAACATGAAATTGATCAAATTAAAAATGATGTTAATGAAATTAAAGCACTTTTGAAGGAGTTTTTAAATGGAACCAAATGATATTACTCTTGAATCTATAGACAAACTTTTTGAATATGAAAAACATGCAAGAACAATTGATGAGTTAAATCTGGAAGAACTAAAAAAATTTTCTAAACTTTATTGTAAGTTATATTTAAAACAACAAGAGGTAATTTCTTCTCTCAGTTTTATAGATCATAAATAGGAAGTAGAATCGAATACATATATGGCAGCAGTATATGTCAATAATTTAATAATTAATGCTGGTTCGGATTTTAGTCAATCTTTTACTTTAGAAGGTAATGACTCAAATTCTACTTTTGATTTAACCAATTATACTGTTTCTTCTCAAATGAGAAAATGGGCAGGTAGTTCTTCATATACAGAATTTTCTACGGAGATAGTGCAACCACCAGCGGAGGGTCAAATTCTTTTAGTTTTAACTGCTGCACAAACAAAGCAAATTAAATCTGGAAGATACATTTATGATGTAGTAATTACCGATAATTTTGGCATAAAAAATAGAGTTATAGAGGGTAATGTTCTCGTAAGAGAAGGAGCTACTCAATAAATGGCAAATATTAAGGTTAGAGTTGGACAACAAAATAGCACTAAAGTAATTGCCAGTCTTTCTGGATCTGCTGGTGGTAGAGCTATAGAGGCAAAAAATGTTATAGGTGGTATAGCATCTGTAACTCAACTGTATGTAAGTGGTATATCAACTTTTGTTGGTGTATCCACTTTTAACAATAGTGTTTTCATTAGTGGTGATCTTTATATAAGAAATGATCTAACTATTGATGAACTAACTGCAAGAAATGTAAATGTAACTGGTATTACTACCACTACAAATTTACGAGTAACAAATTCTCTTTACTATACGCCATCATATACGAGTGGAGTTGCATATTTTGATTCCACAGGATTGATGGTTTCAACTGGTGCAACAAGTTCTGCCATTGATTATACAAATTATTTACTTACAACAAATAACGCTGGAATTCCAGTTTGGTCAAATACAATAGATGGGGGTGTTTACTGATGTCTAAACCAACAACCAGACAACAGTTGGTAGATTATTGTTTGAGAAGACTAGGTGCTCCTGTCTTAGAAATTAATTTAGATGACGATCAAATAGATGACTTGGTTGATGATGCTTTACAATACTTTAATGAGAGACACTTTGATGGTGTTGAAAGAATGTATTTAAAGTATAAAATTACTGAAGAAGATATTAATAGGGGAAGAAGTGTCAGAACAAATGGTGTAGGAATAGTAACCACTACTGGATCTGCAAATATTAGTGGTATTGGTACTACATCATTTAATTTTTATGAAACTTCAAACTTTATTCAAGTACCAGATTCAGTAATTGGTATTGAAAAAGTATTTAAATTTGATACTAGTTCAATTTCAGGTGGAATGTTTAGTATCAAATATCAGTTATTTTTGAATGATTTATATTATTTTAATTCAGTTGAATTATTGCAGTTTGCTATGGTAAAAAGTTATTTGGAAGACATTGATTTCCTTCTATCAACCGATAAGCAGATTAGATTTAATAAAAGACAAAATAGAATGTATTTGGATATTGATTGGGCATCACAAACAGTAGGAAACTTTTTAGTAATCGATTGCTACAGAGCATTAGATCCTTCCAGTTTTACTAAAGTATATAATGATAGTTTCGTAAAAAAATATTTAACTGCCCTAATGAAGAGACAATGGGGTCAAAATTTAATTAAATTTAGAGGAGTTAAATTGCCTGGAGGTATTGAGTTAAATGGTAGAGAAATATACGAAGATGCTGAGAGAGAACTTGAAAATATTATGGAAAGAATGTCAATGGATTATGAACTTCCACCTTACGATTTTATTGGATAATAATGGCACTTAATCCCTTTTTTCTACAAGGTTCTGCAGGAGAACAAAGACTTGTTCAAGATTTGATCAATGAACAGTTGAAAATATATGGTGTAGAAGTAATTTATATACCAAGAAAATTTGTTAGAAAAGAAACTATATTAAAAGAAGTATCTTCTTCCAAATTTGATGATAATTTTGCAATAGAAGCATATGTAAATACTTATGATGGTTACACTGGCCAGGGTGATATTTTATCAAAATTTGGTATGAGTTTAAAGGATGAAGTAAGTTTAGTTATTTCCAGAGAAAGGTATGAAGACTTCATATCACCATTTTTAGATACAGGATCCATTCCAGAACTAGAATTGGGAACAAGACCTAAAGAAGGGGATTTGGTATATTTTCCATTGGGACAAAGATTATTTGAAGTTAAATTTGTTGAACATGAGCAACCCTTTTATCAATTAGGAAAGTTATATGTATATGAATTAAAATGTGAATTATTTGAATATGAAGATGAAGTTATTGAAACAACTGTTGATGAGATTGATACTCAAATTCAAGAAGAAGGTTATATTGCAACATTAAATCTTGTTGGTTTTGGAATTACTGCAACATCTATAGCAGGAATTTCTAGTGGGTATATTAGAAAAATATTTTTAAATAATGATGGGTATGGATACACATCAGCACCAATTGTTTCAATTTCTACCGCACCATCTGGAGGAATAAACGCATCTGCGGTAGCAATTACTACATCCAAAGGTGGAGTTAAATCTGTAAAAGAAATTTTATTAATTAATGCTGGATCTGGATACACTACAGAACCAACAATTACAATAATCGGTGGCGGTGGAACAGGGGCAGCAGCAACTTGTTCAATAGAAAAAGTTCAAAAAGGAGTTACTAGTGTTAGTATTGCATTTACTGGAGTTGGATATACTAAACTACCAACTATAACAATATCTTCACCAGTTGGTAGTGGAGAAACTGCAATTGGCAAAGCAATTCTTAATGCAACAAATGGGATAAGTTCAATAAGAATTGTAGATTCTGGAATTGGATATACCACACCACCAACAATTACAATTGCTCCACCATCACTTATTAGTGGAATAGGAACTTATAAGTTTAATGAAGTTGTAGTTGGATCTATATCAAGTACAAGTGGAAGAGTAAAATATTGGGATCAAGATACAAAAATTCTTAAAGTATCTTTTGTCGATAATGCTGCAACTAAAGGTTTTTATCCTGGTGAACTGATTGTAGGAACTGCTTCATCAGCAAGTTATGCAGTAAAATCTTTTGATACATTTAATACTGATAAATATAGTGAAAATAAACAAATTGAAGAAGAAGCGGATAATATCATAGATTTTTCAGAATCAAATCCATTTGGAACTTACTAATGCTAGGCACTTACTATTATCACGAAATTATCAGGAGAACTGTAATTGCCTTTGGCACATTATTTAATGATATTAATGTCAGACATAAAAATTCTTCTGGAAATAGTATTAGTGAAATTAAAGTTCCATTAGCATATGGACCAGTTCAAAAATTCTTAGCAAGAATTGAGCAACAACCAGAATTAAATAAACCTATTGCAATAACATTGCCAAGAATGTCTTTTGAAATGACATCAATACAATATGATGCCACAAGAAAGGCAAGTGTTACTCAAACTTTCAAAGCTATCGACGGAGACAATTTAAAAAAGGTATTTCTCCCAGTACCTTATAATATTGGATTTCAATTAAATTTGATGAGTAAAATTCAAGATGATGCTTTACAAGTTGTTGAGCAAATTCTTCCATATTTTCAACCATCATTTAATTTAACAATAGATTTAATAGATTCTATTGGAGAAAAGAGAGATATTCCAATTGTTTTAGATAGTGTAAATTTTACGGATGATTATGAAGGAGATTTTTCAACAAGAAGAATTTTAATTTATACTTTTAATTTTACTGCTAAAATGTATTTGTTTGGTCCAATTGCAAATAGTAGTGATGGACTAATTCGTAAAGTTCAAGTTGATTATTATAGTGGAGACAATTCACCATCAACGAAGAGAGAAATGAGATATACAGTGACTCCAGATCCAATTGATGCAAATCCAAGCGACGATTTTGGATTTAATGAGTCTGTAGAAATGTTTTTTGATGGAAAAGATTTTAGTCCATCAAGACAAACTGATATTTAATTAACTATGAAAAATAATTATAATGGTTTGGATGAATCTTTAAACATTGAAAGTAAAATTGTAGAAGTGGAAAAAATTAAAGAAGAATTAAACATAACTCCTATAAAATCGGAAGATATCAAAAAAGATTATGAATATACTCGTGCAAACCTTTATTCTTTGATTGAAAAGGGTCAAGAAGCAATTAATGGAATTATGGAACTTGCTGGAGAAGGAGGTTCTCCAAGAGCATATGAAGTTGCAGGTCAATTAATTAAAAATGTTGCGGATACAACTGATAAACTAATTGATTTACAGAAAAAATTAAAAGAGGTTGAAGAAGATACTACTAGATCTCCAACAAACGTTACAAATAATGCATTATTTGTTGGTTCAACTTCAGAACTTTCAAAATTACTTAAGCAAGGTTTTCTAAATAATAAAGAATAAGGTTATAAAGTATTGGATCATCTAAAACCCCACAAATCTGTAGAGCAAATTGCTAAGAAGCATCGTCTTGACGTTTCTTTCATTCAGAAGCAACTGGATATGGGAGAACCAATTGAGCATGAACATACTAAAGATCATACACTTGCTATGGATATTGCTCTACAGCATTTAGATGAAATACCAGACTATTATACTCGTTTGAAGAAGATGGAAGCATCTGCCAAAAAAGAACATAAAAAGTTTAAGGATGTAAAAGAAGAAACTAAGTCTGGTGATCAAGGTCTTCACGACTGGTTTGGTAAATCGAAATCATCCAGCGGAAAAAAAGGATGGGTTCAGTTAGGTGGAAAATTTTCGGGAGAACCATGTGCTCGCCAACCTGGACAAACTTCTACTCCAAAATGTGGTAGTTCAAAAATGAAAAGAGATTTATCCACAAAAGAAGAAGAAGGAGCATTTAAAAGGAAAAATCGTTTAGACCCAAATCAACCAGAAAAAACTGGTGCATCAAAACCAACAAATGTAAGGACGGAAGAAATGGATCTCCAAGAAGTAAAGGATAAACCTGGTAAAGATAGTGGTAAAAAGGATGCTTGTTATAGCAAAGTAAAATCCCGTTATGATGTTTGGCCGTCAGCATATGCATCTGGAGCATTAGTCAAATGTCGTAAAGTTGGTGCAGCAAATTGGGGAACAAAAAGTGAAGCAGTAAATCCTGCTCAACAGGCAGCAATTGCAATTAGTATGAAGAAAAAAGGAATTAAACCAAAATCGGAAGTTAATGAAGAAACTGGAATGGTAAGATATTGCCCAAAATGTCAGAAAGATGAAACTCGCAGTGAATGTAAATATGGTGAGAAGTATTGGGATATGTTTTCTTTACCAATGAGTCTAGGTAAAAAATATACTCCAAATACACCACATCCTGGCAATTTTCCCGAGTCTTATGATCACGAGTATTCGATGGCTAGATCAGAACTTGCAACTATTATGTCTGCTGCCAAAAGACTTCGCAAAAAAATGAAAGGTGAGGGCAATATTGAAGCGTGGGTGCAATCAAAAATTACAAAGGCAGCAGACTATATTGATGCAGCAGCAGATTATGTGGATAGTGGTGAAAGTAAGGTAAATGAGGATATTACTATCGAAGATGCAAATGGTAACACATTTCTAAGAATTGTTGACATTATTAAATCGGAGCGTTTAGTTAAAGAAACAATTAGTCCTACTATTGCTGGAGGAAAATCTCCATGGAAGAATCCATCTCTCCCAAAAGAAAATCCAGAAAATATACCAATTAGAATCATAAAAGGAAAAGAACCAAAATTACCTTTAGCAAAGGGTGAAGGTGGATCACCATACGAACCCTATAAAGCACCAAAAGAAGATCCAAAAAATCCTTATGTTCCTGCACCAAAAAGACCAAAGGTTCAATTGGCACATTACGAATTTGAAGGAACTTATATTGAAGAGCAAGTAGCAGATACTGATATTGCTTCTGATAAAAAATCATTTGATGTTGCTGTTCAAAAAATTATGAAAAGAAAGGATCAAATGACTCCTAGACAAAGAATTGTTGCTTTAAAACAAGCAGGAAAACTTCAAGGTGTTGATGAAGGAAAAACTCTATCTCAATTTATGATTGAGGCAAACAAATCGGAGATGAAGTGTAACTCCCCAAAGTCTGATCCTGTAGGTGATTCACTCACAGGAAAATCTCACGTAGTTAAGGCGTGTGAAAATGGAAAGGAGAAACTCCTTCGTTTTGGTCAAAGAGGTGTGAAAGGTTCTCCAAAGAAAAAAGGTGAATCGGATGAGTATGCAAGTCGTCGTCATAGATTCCAAACTAGACACGCAAAGAATATTGCTAAGGGTAAAATGTCGGCAGCATATTGGGCAAATAAAGTGAAATGGTAAATTATGAATGAACTGTCAGAACTTTTTAAATTAGTAGCAGAAGATAAAAAGAAGAAAAAGGAAGAGTTTGATTCTGTGGTCGGTGACTTGAGATTAGATTCTCTTTTTAGTGAATTTGCAGTGCTTAAAAAGAAAGAGAAAGAAGAGAAGAAGGTAAAAAAAGAAAAGGAGATAGAAGAAACAAAATCTATTGTTGGTGAAATTACTTTAGATTCTCTTTTTGAAGAAGTTGCTGTCTTAAAGAAAGAAACCAAAAAGAAAAAGGTAAAAGAACAAAAAACAGTCAAAGCATTTGAAAAATGGTTGTATTCAGAGACACCCAAAGAACAGGAACAAATTATTGAGGATGTAATTGAACAATCTTTGGATGAAGTTCTTGAGGTTCTTGAAGATCATAAAGAAAAACTTGAAGAACCCAAAGAGGAACTAATTGAGAAATCTTTAGGACTTCTTGCTGAGCCATCAAATGTTAAGCAACAACAGGATCCAATTACTCCACTGAATCAAAAGTTCGCAACACTTGATGATTTACAAAAGCATTACAGCACTTTCCTTTCTCGTATTCAACAACAACT